ATAAATTTCCAAACCCTTATATCGTATGAGCAAGGAGGCAGTTTACCCCGTAGGGGCCCTTTGTTTTGCCCATTAGATTGGTAATCTAGTGGTATTGACTCACCTTATGCCTCCTAAGTATCATTTTATGACACGAATGAGGCACTAGTTAGTGTCATCAACGTACCAAAAATAACAGAGTATCTGTATGCGTTGCCGATTAACGTAAGCATCGAAGCTAAACGCCTCTGTAAGCCCTCTATGTGACGCTACAAGGCCCTTCAATAGCTTGCCAGGTATACAGTAACCATTCACTACTAACTATCAACACAGGCCCATATAGAGCCCACTAAGTAAAAAACAACCCAAAACAATAGCCACTAAGTAACAAATAGCGAGCATAATAGGCCCACTAAGTAACTCGATACGACATATTGGTATCAAATGATACCGTTTCCAAAACTCATGCGCTGCAGGGGTTGGCAAGCACTCTCCACTCGTGTAGATTGGTTCCAAGCGAGAGGTACATCGCCTTTCGCCAATAACTAAATAAGGGGAGAGACCTACCAACTCTAGCTATCCTGCTGATGCTGCAGTCATGCCCGGTGCTTAAACCAACGATGGTTTAGATCCGGTGAATACACTTTTTTCTTTTTTTTGTGTTTGTTTTAATTCAATGCAACGGCCTAAAAAGCGTAAAAGTTGGGAGCTACGAGCACTCGCTAAATTACGTGAACAGCACGCCAAACGTCTTGAGTTACAGCAAGGACGCAGCCCAAGCTACAGCTACAGACCACAGCCTCAGCATCATTCAACCTCTCTCCACTAAGGTATTTGATCATGACTAACACCCTTGAGACTAATTACTTCTTGACAGCTGCAACTCTCTTGTCTGCGTTTAAGCGTACTGATAATGAAGAGCAATGGTGTCTAGCAACTCATGAAGATGATGAGCTAACTGATTTTATCCGTGACTTGCACGATGGCGAGCTTCCTAATGATTGGCGTTATGACACCATCCATTGGATCATCTCAGCAATTGCTAGCGAGCCATTAGAAAGAGATGATGATTGGTCAGATATCCCTTTTGAATATGCAGACAATCAAGTTGACATGATGACATCTTCAATCTTTCAATGGTATGCCAACTATTCTGGAAGATATAGTTATGTCCAAGATAATCTAGAGGATGGCATTACACACAATAGTAATGACGCTTTCGATCAGCTAAAGCTTGGTCAATTTAGAGCCATTCAAGAGATGACTAGCACGATTCTGTTTAAGTTAAATCTTATCTAAACTCGATACGACAATTCTCCACTACGGTATCCAACTAATGACTGTTGTCATTGTCTTTCTTTGCCTCAGTAGTTCACTCTTTGTTCTTCAATACGGTTTGACTAAATGACTATCACCGAACGCAATCAAATGCAATTCAGACTCCGTAAGGAGATGTACTATCACGCACAGCAAGCTGACTGGTGTCGTGAGCAAATTCTTAGTCTGACTCGTGAATTTAATGAGCAGGATTTAGACCTAGCTAAGGAGATGTTTAATGCCAACTGAAACCACAATCATCCTAGCAATCATAGGAATGATGGGGCTATTTGCCACAGCTACAGTTTACCAACGTGCTAACCGCGTTAGTTCTAATTACTACAAGAGAAACAGATGAGCCCAGCCTTTATTCAGTATCTCAAGGCTAAATACCAACAAGCCAAGAGAATCACAAAGCAATACTTTAAGGCTAAGGAATATAAGGGGGATGATTAATTTCATCTCCCTTTTTTATGTGCCTTACGTCGAGCCTCTAAGTAATTCGATACGACTTCGTTACGACACAGCAAGGACGCACCCCGCCTTATGACTAATGCAATCAGCACGACCGCCACCCAACTGCCTAAAGGCTTTGGTCGAACGCCTAAGTACAAGACAGCACAGCAGCTTGTCGAACGTCTCACCCATATTGATGAGCTACAGGAGGCATGCAATGCAGCCTGTGACTATCAAAGAGGCATGGAGATAGCAGCAGCTAAGGAGTCCTTACCGCATGGTGAGTTCCTTAAGGCTTTGGACGTTAAAGGCATGAGCCAACAAAAAGCGTCAGAGCTAAGACGTTGGTATGAGCAAACCACGCAAATTGCGTGCTTTGAACCCGCCAAAGCTGAGCAAAAGCTGAGCCCAGGTGCTCGTCGTGAGTTCTTACGTGCTTCCGATACGACCAAGGACGCAGTCGTCCAAAAGATCAATGATCCAGCTGTCATCAAAATCACAGCAGCTGAGATCACAAACATTCCTTTATCACAACAATCTCGTGAATCTTCCAACACCCTGGAATCAAAGCAAGTACTTCAACAAGAGCACGGGCATGAGTCCGTCAGCAGAACGCTTCGCATCCTTCAATCCGACGTGGACACGGACGGTGAAGAGCGAGAGGCTACAGTTAGCATTATGGACACACCAGAACAACAACAAATCGACGCCGACTGGCGTGATGCCTGCGAACATCTCGCAGCCCTCGAACAGTTCACACGCAAATACTTTGACCCAGCACAGGGACTCAGTGAGCGCAGATACGAAGAGCTTTGGACTCGATGTGACGGGATTGCCTACTTCGCTCACATGCGCTTCGCCAATCAGCGCAAAGAAGATGAACGATGTGCTCGTCAGATCACTAAGCTTGTCCTCGGCGATGGAATTACCAACGAGCTGGAGGAAAGAGCATAGATTTGTAGCAGCATTTGCTGGTGTTATTTGCAATCAAAGCATTGTCGGATATTATGATGAGAATCCTAATATTATTAAACGCCCAGATTCTATTATTAAAAGTTTAATCAAAGCCGGTATCTTGCCTGAAGATAGTTATATTGGCATTATGCAATTCGGTAGCTTAAAAAGGACAGCGTTAGTACTTAAGCCTAAATATCTTATAGATTATGCTGACGATATTATGAATTGGGTTGAAGATAATTCCAATCAAGTGCCGGTAGCAGTTTATAACTCTTTGTCTATTGGTTGTATGCTTGCAGCATTTAATGGTTTAGTTGAGTTTGAGAGCCCTCAACTTAAGGACTTAGCTCCAATCATTGCCAGGCTTGATACGCCCACGCAAACAAAGATCTTTACTTCAAAGATTTTAGCTGATCGGGTATTTCATAAGGTGTAAATACCAGCTCAACAACCAAATAAAAGGGGGAGGGTAACACCTCCCTTTTTTAATGTCTTTCGATACGACCTATGCAAGGAAGGATACAAGAGTTTGAGGTAACACTTAGTACAGGGACGTGGTTTCTACTTGCTAAGTGTTCCATGGATGCTGCCTATGCAGCTCTAGAACTATCAGAAAAACGCAACAGTAAACTAATCAACGTGAGGCAAACTGATGAGTGGTAAGAAAAAGTACTTCCCTAATAATGTAAGACGCATTCAATCTGCACCATCTGAATACTTCGAACCTATTGAGTTCGATGAAATGATTGAGTGGAGAGTATGTAGTTGGGAACTACCAGACACGATTGCTTGTGTCATTAGATGTGAAAACTCTAAGACTGGCAAGGTAACTGAACATACCTATCAGCAATACAAGAGTGCTGAGAAAAAGATAGAGAAACTTGTCTCTGATCCAAACAACACATTAACTATCGCTACTCAAAATGCAATTGGTCAAACATCTCATGAACTCAATTCACTACTCGACAACTGAAAGCATGGACGAAATCGCTTACGCCTTCTACCTCGCCTACGGTATGACACCAGACGATGAGTTCCTCGAATCACTGCTAGATGTAGAAATGTACAATACCATAGACGTTGAATCAGGTTCTGCATTTGAAGCGTGTGACAGCTCTGTTCCCTTCTGAGACACACAGGAAGCTAAAGCTACACGCCCTCCATTCTGAGCGTACGCTTATTGAAATAATAAACGAAGCAGTGCACGATTGGCTAGAGAAGAATGCTCCCAATAGTGCAAATTAGTGTTAATGGTAATCATTCTTATGTAAAAATGTAGTTCATTATTTGTCTATGGACATTTTCTTTTCTTTTGAGCCAACACGTTACGACATGTGGATTGAACAGTATACGTTGAACATCCACATGCGTATAATGGTGCTAGAGATCTCTCTTCCTCATCGACTACGACCCTCTCAAACGACTCGTAACAAACGAGGCCGCTTTACGGCTTTTGAACGTCAACGAAAAGTTCAGAGAGTTAGATCGTGAGGTACCTGGTCAAGTAGTAGCTATGTTTTTATACATAGCCTCTCATAATCCTTGCCATAAAATGGCAATAGAGGAGGACTTAGAGTTCACTACTGCCTCTGCATCTAGGAATCTGCAATGGCTAACCAGCGTTAAACGTAATGGTAAACCAGGAATGAACCTAGTGGAGAAGTCAACAGAAGAGGGATCTCTTAGGATACTCTGCCGTCTAACTACTGAAGGCAAAGTATTCATTGACCAAATACTTTCAATCTTAAATGACTGAAATCACTACCTGGAAACAGGGCATGGATTACACGTTCAAAACACGACATTCATGGAAACATGGAGGAGGTAGAACAACAACACGCATCAACTGCAATCACTTCACTGATTTTGCAGGAGAAGATTATCCATTAGTGGAGATAACAAGGAAGTTCTTGAAGTCCTACCAACAAGATTGTGAAGATAGAGAGATACCTGGTTCAACAATCAACAGGATGACTGCACCTGTTACTACTGCTCTATCTCATTTATATGATGAGGAGGAGATTGAGTTTGCACCACCTAAGGTGAAGCTCTATAAGGAGTCACAAGGACGCCCTTGGTACTTCCTTAAGGAGGAGGTAGATGAGTTATGTTCTATCACTAATGAACGCTTGTCTGAGTTGATTAGGTTCGCTAGTTGTACTGGTGGACGTATGTCTGAACTCCTTTCTGTTAAAGCTAAGGATGTAGATCTAGACAAGAATTGTTTGTACTTTGGAGGAAGGCCAGGATTCAACACCAAGAATGGTGATTGGAGGGTAGTCCCTATTGCTACACCAATCCGTAAGATCTTAGAGAAGCGTGTCATTGGTACTCACCGTGACTGCTGTATCTTTGGTGATGAATGGATTGATGGTGGGCAGGTACTAAGACGATTCAAGATTGCCACCAAACAAATGGGCAAAGAACCACACTATGTATTTCATTCGTTACGACATAGTTTTGCGACGTGGAATGTAGAAGCTGGCACCCCACTAAGAGTGCTTATGGACCTAGGTGGCTGGAAGAAATATGAGACGGTATTGCGGTATGCAAAATCGACTGATTCTGCACGTGATGCCGCGTTAGCTAGTGTTTTTAGTTAGAACAGCTATCTAAACAGTACTATCTATTTAATTACACTAGGGTATAGATACACTTATACCCTTTTTTCATGCAAACTTATTGGAGGTAATTGCCTATGGCTACACCAGCTCAGATTGAAGAGCAGATCCAATTGGAGCGTGATCAAATCGCTCAAGGACTTAAGAGGTTACGTGATAACACCAGGAAGCTAGAAGATAAAGAGTATGCATCAGCTGCTATTTATGGTGTCGCTGCCATAGACACACTGCTACCACTGGTATGTCAGCGAATCGAAGAGACTGTTGAGTACAAGATAAAGAGAGGTAAAACAGGTGTAGCATTCAAAGAGATCATGGTGTATCTCAAGGATGTAGAGCCTTTAGCCGCAGCCGCTATTGCTTGCAAAGTAACTGTAGACAAAGTATTCTCTATGAAAGAGGATAGCAACCGTTTACAGAATGTATGTGACTCACTAGGCCAAGCTGTAGAGCAAGAGTGTCAGATGAGACACTACGAAAGAGAAGCACCTGGACTACTACATATCCTGTGTGAGAACTATTGGCATAGGTCAATAGGTACACAACAAAAGATCACAGTGATTCAAACACTGATGAATCGATACGACGTTAAACAATGGGACGCATGGGGACGTGCTAATAGAATTAAACTAGGTGCATGGTTGCTGGATTGTGTCATTGGAGCCAGTGGATGGTTCACTAGAGAAGTTAGAAGAGATGGTAGAAAAACCAATAACTACATAGTTCCTACTCCTGAGTTCTTGGACATTAAGGACGAAGTTATGGGTAATGCAGAGTTATTCTCACCAATTGCATGGCCTATGACTATCGAACCAAATGATTGGGAACCACATAGGCAAGGAGGTTACCTGCTCAATGAGGTGATGAGAGGCCATGAAATGGTCCGTCGGGCAGATACCGGCCGTATACAGGATGAGAAGATCTACAAGTTTCTGAACAAAATTCAGAAGGTTGCTTACACCCTGAACCCCTTTATTGTTGAAGTCTCAGAAGAGCTTGAACGAAGAGGTTATCACGTAGGTAAATTCCTACCAATACATCACCACGAACTCCCTGTTAAACCACCAGACATTGCAACCAACGAGGTAGCAAGAAAAGATTATAGGAGGAGAACTGCTGAGGTAATGAACAAGAATGCCCAGGAGTTCAAGAGGTCATGTAGAACAAGAATGACCATGGAAGCAGTACAGAGATTCAAGAATAGGGAACGATTCTTCTTACCCTGGTCTCTGGATTACCGTGGTCGTGCTTATCCAATACCTGCTTTCCTTACTCCACAATGTACTGATTGGGGTAAGAGCTTACTTAAGTTTGCTGATGGTGCATTTATGACACCTGAAGCAGAAGGTTGGTTAGCCTTCCAAGTCGCCACATGTGGTGGACAGGATAAGGCTTCAATGAAGGAAAGACAAGATTGGGTCATAGATAACCTAGACCTAATTGAACGAATAGCAACAGACCCTATTGGTAACTTACATGACTGGGAAAACATTGACGAACCCTTCCAATTCCTCGCTGCATGTGAGGAATATTATCATTGTGTTGTTATCTGCGACCGTCACTACACTAACCTTTGCGTTGCCACCGATGCCACGTGCAGTGGTCTACAAGTGCTTGCAGGACTGGCAAGAGATGCCTCAACAGCCAGACTTGTTAACGTCTTACCTAGTGAAGAACCACAAGACGCTTATAAAGTAGTAGCTGAAACAGCTTTACCTTATTGTCCTGCTTCGATACGACCTTATCTAGATAGAAAGGTAGTAAAGCGCGTTGTAATGACAGTGCCATATAACGCCAAACCTTACTCGAATAGGGGCTATATCAGAGATGCACTAAAATTAAAAAATATAGAAATAACAAAGGATGACCTTACAGCTACTGTAAAGGCTGTCAGAGATGCCATGGACGTTGTTGTTCCTGGTCCTATGGCAGTCATGACATGGATTGAAGAAGAGGTAGCTAAGTGCATCAAACGGGGAGACAAAGAGATCCAGTGGGTAACACCATCTGGTTTTGTTGTCACTCAGAAACTGATGAAGCAACTCACACAGGTCTGCGATCTAAAGATCCTAGGCAGGTGTGAAGTGAAGATAGCTACTGGTGATAGCGACAAGGTGGATATTAACCACCATAAGAATGCCACTGCACCTAATCTCATTCACAGCCTGGACGCATCCATATTACATTTAACCGCTTTAGAGTTCAATCAACCGATTGCTCTAATCCATGACTCGGTGTTATGCCGAGCTACTGATATGTCTCTTCTCTCCACTAAGGTACGAGAGACATACATGCACATCTTTGCTGACCAGGACTACTTAACGTCTTGGGCTGAGCAAATTGGTGCCGAAGAACAACCACCGATTATCGGAGATCTAGAACCCTCCGAAGTAATCGAATCAACCTATTTCTTTTGCTGAAATGCCTAAAACCGTATTCAAAACCGATGAGCCTGTTGTCCTTGAGGGATACCAAGCAATTCTGAAGCCAAGTAAATTTGGCTATTCCCTTGCTACTCAAGTTGGTGACGAACTAATTGAGAAGCTTGAAGCTGACCGCGCTGAACTTGTTAAGTGGTGTGAGTCTAAATTGAAGAACCCCAAACGATCAGTTGCTAAACCTGAACCTTGGGAAGAAGTTACTGATGGTGTCTACAAGATCAAGTTCTCTTGGAATGAAGAGAATAAGCCACCTATTGTAGATACTGAAGGTACTATCATTACCGATGAACGTACACCGCTCTACTCAGGTAGTCAGGTCAAGGTAGCTTTCTATCAGAAGCCTTACATCTTGAAGGATGGTGTTACTTATGGCACATCATTGAAGTGTCTTGGTGTTCAGGTAGTCAGCCTTAACGGTGGCGAAGCAGGCGTTGACAGCGGCGACATGGACGCTGCAGACGTTGCAGCCCTCTTTGGATCCACTAAGGGATACAAGGCCTCTGAGCCGAATGTAGAGACCACTGGTGACGGAGAACCACTAGAAGACTTCTGATGAATTTTAGATCCGGCCTCGAAGAGAAGGTAGCAGCTCTCTTTGATGAGTTGGGTGTTGCCTATGAGTATGAAAGCACAAAGATACCTTACGTTATTCATCACATATACACACCAGACTTTGTACTAAAGAACGGTATAACACTAGAAACTAAAGGATACTGGGATGCAGCGGATCGCCGTAAGGTGAAAGCCGTTAAGCAATTACACCCTGAACTAGATCTTCGGATGGTATTTCAGAATCCATATAACACTATTAGTAAACGTTCTAAAACTACTTATGCCCAATACTGCGAAAAGCTATCCATACCATGGACAAGTTTCATGAACATTCCTCTCGATTGGCTGACATAGAAAGTGAGTTTGATAGACACATTGCTTGTAACGAGTGTGGCTCATCTGATGGCAATAGCCTCTATACCGATGGCCACACGTTTTGTTTTGTATGTCATACGTGGAAACCAGGAGCAAACTCCGATACGACAATTACCTTGAACAAAGTATCAATGAAAGGTGAGGCTGTACGTCTCCCTAAACGTGGTCTCTATGAGGAGACCTGTCAGAAGTACAAGATTTACCGGGATGGGAACATCCTCAGGTTCTATTACTTCTCTTCTGACGGGATCCTTAAGGGAGCCAAATGTAAAACACCCAAGAAAGTATTCACTTATGAAGGAGAATCAGATGGATCATTCTTTGGTCAGAACCTCTTCCCCTCTAACGGTAAACGAGTTGTTATCTTTGAAGGCGAATTGGATGCAGCGAGCGCGTATCAAACCATGCCAGGTTGGCCAATGGTTTCACTACCGACCGGTGCAGCGGGTGCCAAGAAATCGATGCAGCGAAATCTTCCGTGGCTACAAGGCTATGAAGAAATTGTGTTGTTCTTCGACGACGACCCGGCAGGCCGTGAGGCGACGGAAGCAGCGGCTTCGGTCTTACCGCCGGGACGGGTAAAGATTGCCCACATACAGGGTGACTATAAGGATGCTAGTGATGCATTGGCAGCCGGTGACTCTGAAGCTATCAGTAGAGCTATATGGGATGCAAGAGAGTACCGACCTGATGGAATCATTGATGCTAAATCCTTACTTGATGTTGTCACCACCCCTAACCCGCCATGTATCCATGAGTACAAATTCAAAGGCTTACAAGATAAACTGCACGGGATCAGGTATGGCGAACTTATCACGATTACTGCAGGTACTGGAGCAGGAAAATCGAGCTTCTGTAGAGACCTGGCAGTTGACCTTCTCAAGGAAGGGGAAGCAGTCGGTTACGTGGCACTTGAAGAGTCAAACCGACGCACAGCACTAGGACTTATGTCCGCTGCAGTTGGTAAATCACTACACCTAGGAGAACCAACTCATGACGAACTTACAAAGGCGTTTGATTCCAGTATTAATAACTGGAAGCTTTATCTTTTTGATGGCTTCGGTTCTTTTGATCCTGACATTATTTATAACAGGATCGAGTACTTAGCCTCAGGACTTGACTGCAAGATCATCTTTCTAGATCACCTATCAATCCTATTAAGTGGATTAGATGGGGATGAACGACGGACAATTGATATCACCATGACCCGCTTGAGGTCATTAGTAGAACGCACAGGAATAACACTCTTCCTGGTATCACACCTTAAACGACCTAATGGAGAACATTCTCATGAAGAGGGAGGACGAGTCACGCTTGGACAACTCAGAGGCAGCGCAAGCATTAGCCAATTATCTGACACTTGCCTTGCACTCGAACGAGATCAACAGGCCGACAATGGTGACAATTCAGTCACTTTGCGAGTCCTTAAGCAGAGATATAGCGGCGAGACTGGCATTGCCTGCACTTTGAAATACGACCTAGAAACCTGCTCATTTACTGAACATGAAGCTACAAAAGAATTCGACGCAACCACAGATTTCTAAATTAAACAAACCTAACCGACCTACACCTGAGGCTATTCTAAAGGCTCAGTTTGTAGACAAAACCTATAACTGGACTGGCCGCTGATGTTGCTATTTGACTTAGAGACTGATGGTTTCTTAACTCAATGCACAAAGATCCACTGTCTTTCTATTTATGACACAGAAGAAGAAAAGCTCACTACTTATAACGATGAAGGAGATCAAGAACCAATTGTCCGTGGCATTACTTACTTAGATGGTGCAGCAGAAATTAGTGGTCATAACATTATCGGTTTCGATCTACCTGTTATACGTAAGTTTTATCCTTGGTTTACCCGCACTGAAGGTGTTGTAGACACCCTGCTCTTATCACGTCTCTATCATCCAAACATGATGGAATTAGATAAGAAGCATAAGTGGAAGCTAATGCCCCTACAGCTCTATGGACGACATAGCTTAGAGAGCTATGGCTACCGGTTAGGTGTGTACAAAGGAGACTTTGGAAAGACAGCTGACTGGAAAACCTGGTCACAAGATATGCAGGACTACTGCGAATTAGACGTACAAGTAACCAACAAACTTTGGAAACACTTTATTCCATACCTGAATGGGTCTCGTTCGAGCATCAGGTAGCACAACTACTACAACAACAGGAGGAACATGGCTGGTACTTTAATGAGCGAGCTGCATTCGAACTTGCACAAACTCTCAGAAAAGAACTTGAAGAAACTCGTGAACTATTATGCAACAGGCACCCTTACGTTGCGGGATCAGTATTCACTCCTAAGCGACCTAATCGGACCAGCGGCTATGTCAAAGACGCTCCATTCACCCGCTTAAAAGACTTTAACCCTACATCGAGAGATCACATCGCATGGATTCTGCAAACACACTATGGCTGGACTCCGTCATCGCTGACTGTATCAGGGAAGGTGGTTATAGACGAGGTAGTACTAAAAGACCTGGACATTCCTTTCGCGAAGATGTGTCTGAGGATGTTGGATTTAACGAAGACACTGGGGATGATATCCGAAGGCGTGAACGCATGGCTCAAGCTATGTACGACTGCTAGTAGGATTCACCACCACTGTTCTACTACCACTGCAACCTTTAGATGTAGTCATCGTAATCCCAACCTAGCTCAAGTACCTAGTGAAGGTAGATGCCGAGAGTTATTCACTGCTACGCCTGGACAGGTGATGGTAGCGGCTGACTTAAGTGGTATTGAGCTACGAATGTTGTCCCACTATTTATCACGATACGACTCTGGACGTTATGCAGACATTCTGCTGAACGGAGATATCCATCAAGTCAACGCTGACAAGATTGGTGTCTCAAGATCTCAAGTAAAAACAATCACCTATGCATTCCTTTATGGAGCTGGCGACGCAAAGCTAGGACATTCTTATGACAAACAGCTTCCCGAGAACAAGGCAAAGACGAAGGGTAAAGAACTTCGTGAAGCGTACATCTCGGCTATTCCAGGCCTCAAGGAGCTTCTTTCGGCAGTTAAAGAGAAAGCTAAAGAAGGTTATCTAAAAGCAATCGATGGAAGGAAGGTATTTCTTACCTCACCTCATTGTGCCCTCAACTATTTACTCCAGTCATCCTCCGCTGTTCTGGCGAAGAGATGGATGGTTATTAACAATACAAACATTAAGCAGCTGGGACTTTGTTGTTCACAGCTTGCATTTATTCATGACGAACTTCAATTCGAAGTCACCCCTGAACACGCCGAGGACCTGGGTACATCCCTGGTACTTAGCGCAGCAGAGGCTGGCGAATACTATCGAATCCGCTGCCCAATTGGTGCAGAAGCAAAACAAGGAAATAACTGGAGCCAGACACACTGATGAAGCTCCTAATTGACGCCGACTATATCGTTTACAAGTGCTGTGCTAGTTGTGAAACAGAGATTGACTTTGGAGATGACGTAATTGTTGTCACCAGTCAATTCAGTGAAGCAATGAAGTGCGTAGAGCGCGACCTTAAACGTATCAGAGAGAACTTCTTTGGTGAGAATGAGATGATCTTATTTTTTAGTGACTCCAAGAATTTCCGCAAAGAAATTTATCCAGACTATAAGGGACATCGAAATAGAAAGAAGCCATGTGGCTACAAACGTGTCATCAACGAACTACGTAATCGCTATGAAGTTATCAAGCTACCAACTCTTGAGGCAGATGATGCTATGGGCATTTATGCTACAGATTTTCCTGGTTCTGTTATATGTAGTCCAGACAAGGATATGAAACAAATTCCAGGCCTTGTCTATGACATGTCTGAGACGCACGAGATTAGCCCTGAAGAGGGAATGCGATGGCATTACATACAAACACTAGCTGGTGACCAAACAGACGGTTACAGCGGAGTACCTGGTATTGGAATTAAACGAGCTGTTGCTCTATTTGAAGACAAAGGATACAACTGGGAAACAATTAAAGGTGCCTTTGCTGAGAAAGATCTTGGTGAAGATGTAGCACTTATGAATGCACGTCTTGCAAAGATCTTAACTAACCAAGAGTATGACAACAGAGCCAAACAACCAATCCTTTGGGATCCCGCCGATGCCTATCACGGAATTGACGATGGAACAGGAGTTCAAGCTAAGAAGACTTGACGACCTGCTACCCAAAGCTGACAAGAAAGACATCATCACATTATTCATGGCACTACAACAACAGTGTTATGTATTAGGCAACAACGTATCCCAACTAGTAAAACAATGGCCTTCTCACCCGAGCACTACGGAAACAACTGGAAAGTAGGAGACTTCATAGTTGAACAGAACCTAAGTTTCTTTCAAGCTAATGCAGTCAAGTACATCTGCCGGTGTGAATTTAAAGGAGACAAATTAAAAGACTTAACCAAAGCAATCCACTACTTACAACATGAACTTGAACAAACAATATATGAATCCGAGCTTACTGGACCAAGCGGAGGAATTCCGCACAGCCTTCAATTTGCTAGCGACTGGGAAGACAGTTGCACCGACCCAGAAATGTTTGATCGATGAGGAGTGGAGTGAATTCCACGAGGCATATCACCACGAACCTGAAGAGAATCAACTCAACGAACTAGCTGACTTAGTTTATGTATGCTTTCAGTATGCAGCATCCCAGGATTGGGACCTAGACGAGGCTATGAGGCGTGTTCACAGAGCGAACATGTCAAAGCTAGGGGAAGATGGTAAGCCTATCTACAGAGGCGATGGAAAGGTTCTGAAGGGACCCAATTTTAAGAAAGCAGAATTCAAAGACTTAATTTAAATGACTAAATTGATTTCCCGTACAGGACGGGTTCAATCCTGGATTGATGAGCCTTCAGGGCGATTACCTGTCAGCTGCACAGTGTTTGTAGTTGAAGATCAAATGGAAGGCCCTAACGGGCTGGAAGCTAGCTGGCGCTTTTCTAGTCATGCCCTTCGCTATGGAGCAGGGTGTGCAATTCACCTATCTAAGTTATCACCTGCTGGTGTAGAACGACCTAGTGGTGTAATGCCCTCAGGTCCACTTAGTTTCGGAAAGATTTATTCAGTACTTAATGAGGTAGTTAGACGTGGAAATCGGTTCAAGAATGGCGCTATTGTTCTGCATTTGGATTTATCCCACCCTGATTCACTTGAGTTTGTTACTACTGACAGATCCGAATTACCTTGGGTCAAACGATGCATCAACATCACCGAAGAGTGGTGGGAGAATTGTTCGTTTAAGGAACAGATCTTACACGCTATTAAGTCAGGTGACGTCTGGTTAAATAAAGTACGATACGACAATGAAGGAAACAGAATTTACGGGAATGTTTGTCTTGAGGTATACCTGCCCTCACGCGGCACATGCCTCTTACAACATGTCAATCTCGGTGCCTGTGAATTCGATGAAATCCCCCGTGCTTTTGTTGAAGGCATGTCGGAATTGTGCAAGCTCCATAGTCAAACAGGTGTTGGAGAATCTGGAGAATACCTCTCTTCCGAATTCGATAGACAAGTTGGACTTGGAATGTTGGGATTGGCAAATCTCCTCAGGCGATACGGAGTTACCTACCGTGACTTTGGAGTTGCTTTAGACCAATACATTGATGGAGAGGTTATTCAATCTCCTAGCTTTGCACTGGTAGAACAGTTTGCTTCAGGTATTGAACAAGCAGCTGCTATTGCACGTGTACATAATATGAGTAGAGCATTTGCTATTGCTCCTACTGCATCTTGTAGTTATCGCTCAAAAGATGTTGATGGCTTTACTTGTACACCAGAAATTGCTCCACCTATCTCCCGCACCGTAGATCGAGACAGCGGGACATTTGGAGTACAGACATATAATTATGGAGAGGTCGAAGTGGCCTCTGAAGTTGGTTGGTTGGATTACACAAGGGTTGCTGATGGCATCATGACCTTGCTCCAACAAACTGGCTTATCTCACGGCTACTCTTACAACTCATGGTCTGACGTTGTTACTTACGACGATCAGTTCATCAAGACTTGGCTGCTAGGACCACAAACTAGCCTCTATTACAGTCTGCAAGTTATGGGTGACACACAGGACAAGAGCAATGCTTATGCGGCTCTTGACGACGGTGACGTGGACGAATATTTAGCTTCATTATTTAACGACTCTGAACTTATCCCCCAAACTGAACTTACCTGTGACTGTCAAGAATGAACCCCTATCAAAAACTACTAACAAGAAAAAGAAAATGGACCCCAGTGAGGACCAGTGCTGGTACATGCGTAAATGGTTCCCAGGAGACCCTGCACCGTGTGCTTGCCTTGCGACATATGGAACTACCTGTGGGAGATTTTATAACTGATGCTCTTGCCAATGACGTGCCGGACTTGGCGAGGGAGTTGTTACTTTCCAATGTCAAAGACGAAGAAAACCACGACTTGGCTTTGTCTTACATCGCCGATGCTTACGGTACTGATCCTGAAGCTGAGAGGGAAGCACTCCTCCTCCGAGAAGCGTGGACTTCGCATCCTGATCACACGATCCTCAAAGCGATGGTGGCCGAGCGTGCAATTTTCTTCGTTCTACTTCCCTTTTTACGGTTTAATGGTGACGCTGGAATGCGAACAGTATCTGCCGATATCTCCAGGGA